CAGGAAGGCCAAATTGAAGACATACAAGAGATTGTTCGGAATCCGCGTCATCACCCCACGGCCAATGATATGGTACGCCCCAACTTTTGCGAATGTGAAGCTGGGGCTGTACGACAGGATCATGGCTGACTCACCTGAACCAAAGAGGAGAGCACTTGCTGAGTTGCGAGTAATTGGAAAAAGACTGTCGAAGATGTTAGGCAGTATCCTACCATTACCAGACCAAGCGGTTCTGGACTCCTACCATGGATTCAAGAAATTGAAAATGCAGTATGGTAGGGAGAGGTACTACGTCACAGGGATCACGAAGCGAAGTTCTAGGCTGGAGTTATTCAGCAAAGGAGAACTACTTTTAAAGAAGGGTGTGCCGAGGTGCATACTTTTCCGATCCCGTGAGTATTGCTTTGCACTAGCGAAATATACTAAAGCGATTGAACACAGAGTCTATGAAATCTCTGGCGACGGCTTTCACTTCCCGAGAGGGAGGTTTATAGCCAAAGGGTTATCCCCGAGGGAAAGAGGCAAATACATATTCCAAAAATTTCTAGATTTGGGATGTGCCATTTCCATTGATGCCAGCAGATTTGATCACCATTGTAGAAAGGGGTTGCTTAAGATTGAACACGAAGTGATGAACAGATGCTTTCGGAGCCAAGAGCTCAAGCGGCTGTTGCGTGCTCAACTCAAGAACCACATTAAATCATCTACTGGACCTGAAGTTATCGTTGAAGGCGGAAGAATGTCGGGCGATATGAATACAGCTATCGGAAACGTCATTCTAGCCATCTGCATGGTGTCGTACTCGCTCTCGCAGTTGGGTGTCAAGTGGGACATGTTCTGTGATGGGGACGATGTGTTGGTGTTTTGTACACCATCAAATCAGGTCCTAGTCAGCACTACCCTAAAGTCAAAGTTCGCAGATTGCGGACACAAGCTTAAGATTGAGAACATTGCTTACACGATGGAAGACATCCAATTTTGCCAAGCCAAGCCGGTGCGATTGGGCAACACGTACGTCT